GTAAACCAAGCCAAGTGGAAAGCAGCAGAGAAATTTGCCCAGATAAACGGAATCCAGTTTAAGGTAATGACCGAAAAAGAATTGTTTGGTAGGCAATAAATAATAGTATGCCTTTAAACCTACAAGAATTCATTTCAAATGTTTCTAGTGACACTCTGAAAAAGTCTAGATTTGAAGTTAAATTTTTAAGTTTTCCGAGTGTAACTAGTGATTTTTTAAATCTAGACCCAACAGAAGAACCAGTGTTTAGAGGCGGAACCTTTGACGTTAAGAACCTGACGTTTCGATGTGAATCTTGTTCTCTTCCAGGAATGCAGTTACTCACTAAAGACTATAAGTTGTATTCTGGGATGCCAAACCTAAAAATTCCAAACGGTAGAGAACACGACGACATCGACTTTACCTTTATTTCTTCCTCAGAGATGAGAGAAAAAAAGGCGATTGAAGCCTGGATTTACACGATCAATAATTTCTCAAATAACAACCTGGCGTATTATGACGACATTAAAGCGGATATCCAGATAGATGTGTATAGCGACGAATTTAAATCGGCAACAGCAGATTATAAAATTACATATGAGCCTCCATATCAAGACGAAAGATTTAGAGGCACCTTGACTGAAATAATTCCAGGAACTCCATCTGGTCCAAAAAAAGTCTATTCAATTAAACTAATCGGCGCATATCCTCTCAGATTAGAAAGTCTTCCAGTTTCCTGGAACGACACAGATGAATTGATTAAATTCACAACAACGTTTACATACGAACAACTAGAATTTATAGCAGAAGGTTTTTCTCATAATGAAAAGACCTTTGATAGAACCAATCAACCCAGCGACATACCAGCTCAATAATAATGGAGATATTATAATAAATGGCATTACCTAAACTACAACATCCTACCTCTGAAGTGAAAATACCTTCTACAAAAGAGAAGTGTATTATTAGACCGTATACTGTAAAGGAACAGAAAATTCTTCTGATGTTAAAAGAATCATCAGATTCAGACGAGATAGTAAGAACATTAAAAGACTTAATAACTTCTTGCTGTAATACGAAAATAAACGTGGAAAAACTTGCTTACTTTGATCTAGAATACCTATTTCTACAGATAAGAGCAATTTCAGTCGGCGAGTTTTCTTCTCTTAGCTATAAGTGCAACAACATTGTTGATGACAAACGATGCGGTAAGGTTAATCAAATCGATATTGATTTGACATCTATATCAGTAGACTTTTCTGGGGTTAAACCAAAAGAAGTACAAATTCAGCAAGGTATCTCAATTAGGCTAAATTTCCCTAATGTTGAATCAGCGAAACATATTCTAGAATATAGAGAATCAAATAATATCGATTCTTTAATAGCTGCTATTATTAACGACGTAGATGTAATAAAAGACTCGGAGAAAATCTACGACGATTTCACTAAAGAAGAGTTAGCAGAATTCTTGTATGCATTACCAATTGAAGCCTTTGAGAAGATCTTAGAATTCTATATCTCTTGTCCGACGCTTAAAAAGGTTGTCAACTTTGTTTGTTCTTCTTGCGGTTATAAAGAAGAGATTACATTATCAGGAGTCCAGGATTTTTTCGAATAGCTATTTGTAATGACGATTTGACGAACTACTTTATCTCTAATTTCACTATGGCTCAGTATTATAAGTATTCATTAACTGAGTTAGATGACATGTATCCATGGGAAAGAGAAATCTATATTTCTTTATTAAACAAGCACATCGAAGAGGAAAACGAGAGAAGAAAAAATGCCAACAGAAATGGATAACAATTTTCAAGATCTTATCAGTAAGATAGATGCCTCGAATAACAATGTAGCAAGTTTAATTAAGTTACTTAAGCGCAACACAGCCGAAGAAAGAAGAAAACCAACGCCTCTTTCCGAAGAAAAGATCAGAAAAGAAAGACTCAAAGAATTTGAGCAGAAACTAATAGAACTGCGCTTTGAGAAAAACCTAATCGGATTAAAAGAAGACCTGGCGAAAAAACAAAAATCAAACCTCGAAAAAGAATACGATAATATAAAGAAAAAGAGGGAATCAATTAAATCCGACCTGGAAGCAATAAGAGAATCTAGGAAGTCAAGAAAAGAAAAGGATCCTCTTAAATACCTCAAAGCTGCTGAAAAGTTTAGAGAAGAAGGGGATATATTTGGTTCTTGGTTGTTCAATCTCATTTCTAAAAGAAAGAAAGAAGAAGAAAGAGCAGAAGAATACTTACGTCAAACAGAAGCCGAACAAGCACAAAAAGAAGAAGAACTAAGAAACCAAAAATACCAAGAAGAGGAAAGATTACTAACTTCTTTGGTAGAAAAACTAAAAGGTTCTGTTGCTGAAGTTAAGCCTGTTATAACAGATGCTATTCCCGTTGAGGAACAAAAGGCACCAGAAAAGGTCACTCAGGCAGCAGTTGAACAGCAAATCACTAGCCAAGAAAAGCTGACAGATGCTATTCTCGTTGAGGAACAAAAGGCACCAGAAAAGGTCACTCAGGCAGCAGTTGAACAGCAAATCACTAGCCAAGAAAAGCTGACAGATGCTATTAGGGAAAATTCCCCAAAAGAAGAGATACAGGCTCCTAAAATTCTAGATGCTTCTATACATGATTATTCTAAAGAATCTTTAAAGCAATTAAAAGAAACTCTATTAGAAGCATTTAAAGAAGGAAATTTAGCTAAGTCTTCAGATATGGGAATGGGCATCCCAGGGATCCCAGGTCTCTCGCCAACAAGATTGTTGGGTAGGGGAGCATCAAAATTGGGAGAACTGGCAGTAGGTGGTGGAGAAGCTGCTGCAGCATTAAAGGGAGCATCAAAATTAGGAAGAATTATTCCTGCTGCAAAAGGACTAGCGAAATTTGGCGGACCAGCAGCTGGTTTATTAACAGCTGGTATTTCTTTAATGTCTGGAGAATCTGCAGGAAAGGCTGCATCAAAAGGAATAGGAGCTGGTGCTGGAACTGTAGTAGGTGGTGCAATTGGCGCATTAGGCGGACCAATTGGTGCGTTTATTGGCGCAACAGTTGGAGGATATCTCGGAGAAAAATTGGGGGACAAATTTTACGGTTTCCTCGAGGATTCCAATTTCCAGGAAACTGTTAAAGACTTTGGACAAAAAATAGACGACTGGAATATTCTAGGATTCTTTAATCCAACTCCGCAACAGCAAGGACCAGCGAGAGTTCCAGCAATTGCTCCAGTTAGTAAAGAGATGTTAAAGGGATTTCCAGCAGATTATTCGCAAGACTTACTTAATGCTATAGGACAAGTTTATGCCACAGAAGGAAAAGTTCCAACAAAAATAAATTTAACACCAGGGAAAAATGGAGAACGACCAACATATGCAGCTGGGTTGGGACAATTCATTCCATCTACAGCTGTAAATCTTGCTAATAAACTAAAAACAGAACACCCAGAAATATCTAATAAGATCTTAGAAGCAGCAAAGACAGGAACCCCTGGATCTGAAGAATATAAGAAATCCGTTTCCGCAGCTGTAACTTCTTTATCGGCAGAACAACAAAATATAATGTATGCCAAGTATCTGGAAAGATTATTAACAGCAACCAAAGCAAAGGGCATACAACCAGGTTTTGATTTAATTAAAGCATATGGATTTGCACCTGATGCTGTAGAACAAAGTATTAATAGAGGAACAGATGTTACTGCGTATCAATTGAGGGACATTACTGGAAAAGAAACTCTTGCTGCAAAATCGAACCCAGATTTCGTAAAATATGATAAAAATAACGACGGAGTATTGACTGTCAACGAACTCCTGGATGGTATCAGATCTGATGAAAAGTATGGTAAAGGAACAAATCTGGGTCCAGCTCCAGCCAAACCAATCGGGGAAGGATTACCGAAGTTCACCATAACTTCTCCAAAGATTGAACAAAACCCGACATCAATCAACAAACCCGAGGCAATGGCAACACCACCAAAACCAGGATATAAAGCAAATTTTGCCGAAGCAGCTCAACAAAATTCTACAGTCACCACACCAAATAATATTGTAGTTGCAGACAATAGAACAACAAATATTCAACAGGGACAACAGGGAGGGGAATTTAGATCCAGAAAGGACAGGGTTGGATCTCCAAACCCAACCTCGACTTCACAGGCAATGTTACATCCATTTGTTACTGCTTAACCAGCGACAAACTCTTTAACAAATTTGTACACTATTTCTCTTTCTGGTTCTGTGTTGTTCTTGAGCACATTAATATGATCCATCAGATTCAGGTTAGTGATAATATTATTCACCTTTGTTTTGCGAGAGGTCTTAAACTTGTCGTCCTGATTGTCGTTTCTAGAAGTATGTCTTTCTTCCAATACTTCATCAGAAGCGGAAAGAACTAGCACCTTAAATCTTTCGCCGAATTTATCGGAAAGGTAGTCTAGCATTTTGTTATTGAATAACCGATCGCCTTCAAAGATAACTGTTCCAGAATCTATACTGTTAAAAAAATCTACAGCATCTGGCTGAACCGCCATTGACAACTTGTCTGTGCCTTGAAATGTTCCGATAGAATCTTCGTATAACCCGAGTATATATACTCCATTTTCTTCATCATGGAGCAAATCCAACAATTTGTTAACTCGCTTTTTCTTGAATTGTAGACCAGATTCTTTAATAAACCTTTTAACAAGAGTTGTCTTTCCACTACAAGGTTCACCACCAATTGCCAATACCTTAATCATAAAACGATTCTAGTCCTCTCTTAATAGGAGATTCATCCTTAAACATCCACTCTAACCTATCTATTTTACCTGACTTTAAGAAATTATCAAACTTTTCTTTTTTGATGTATTCCCGCGAATTGACCCTGTTATCTAATGTTTCTTTTCTGGCTTCCCATAATACGTCCCAGTGAATGCCATACCAGCCATCTTTTTCTACCTGCATTATTTCTTCTGATTGGCGATCAAGATAATACCCAAGATACCGACCATGGTTTTCTCTAAAGATCTTTTTAAAAGAACACAGACAAGTTTCCATAGTAAATGGTTCTATCTGATTGGCTAGATGAGGAAATCTGTTCTTGCATTCTTCCATAATAGAAAGGGCTTCGGATTCTAGTCTGGAATATTCTTTTGATGTTAGCTTAACATCAATTTCTTCTTCTTTACCGAGAGCATAGAGTAATCCGTTCCGATGGGATCTAGATCCAGAATAATCGTTTAATAAAAGGGAGTCTGCTTCAATTGGTAATCCACAACAATACTTTAAAGACTGCAGGTAAAACCAGGTTGTGTATCTTCCAAACTTGTAGAATTTATCGGAGACAAAAGAAGAAACGGATTTGTAGCTCTCTTTTTCGTTTTCTCCAAGCAAATTAGAGAAAAACTTTTCTTGCTCCATGTCACCTATTATAGAGGAATAGGATAAGAACATAGAAGGCAAATGTCCCTTGTTATACTTTGTGTCTGTTTGATACCGCAGTCGTTTGTAGTTTTCTTTGTTCCAGGATTCTATACGATGGGAAGAAGCCAGTTCAAAATCTGGAAACTCGTTCCATAGTATAAATGCAGTTGGATAATAATAAGTGTTGCCGTATAACCAACACAACCAATACTTTTGTTCGATGTTAAACTCAAACCGATTAAAGATATAGTTTGCCATCCAAATAGCAGGGTCGCAGTCTTTGTATTCTAAAGACCACATATACCATCTGATAAAGCATTCTCTACGGTTTTCTTTGAGCAAATAATTCATCTTAAGATAGAAAGGATTCCAAGCTATTATTATTTAATAGAGCGTTTCTTAGCCAAGCAGTGCCAACGGATCTTATTGCTTCTTCTGTTTTCTGCCTTTTCTTTTCTCCCCAGTTATAAGATTCAAGGGATTCTGTTATTAGTTTGGACTTAGATTTTTCAGGAGGCAGAGCGATAGAAGGATCTGCTATAGCTCTTTCTCTAAAAGAGATCTGATCTTTTTTTACTGGGAATAGAGGCTGGTCGGATCTTAGCGAACCAGTAGGATCAACTGCCCAAAAGATAAGACCGTTTCTATAATGCCAGGTAACAGAAGAAGGAGTACAAGACAACTTAAGTCTTGTAGACCCTCTAACAATAGAAGCATAATGGATCCATTCTTCCCAGCATTTAGTTGCGTATCCTTTTCCTTCTTTACCTTCAAGCGTAACAATTTCATATAGATTTGCATACCCATCACGATTATGAGTTGCAAATATAATAGAACAGATCTGTCCTTCCACTTCATATACAGTTGGTGGACATTTATCGTAGTTTTTAAAGCGATACCAAAGTGAATGTGCTGCTGATAAGAACCTGGTGTTTTTACCTGGAGGGGAAGTTTTAATTAATTCTTCAATAGCATTAGCATCTACTATTTTCATATTGTAGGTCTTTGTCACAAGTAATAATAGTTTCTTCTAGTAATCTTCCTGCATCTAGTGAATATTGTACACCAGCAATAGTATCAAATATCTGATACCTACTATCCGACCTCTTTATTATATCTCTAGTTGAAGAAACAATCAAATTGTTTTCTAGCTTTCCATAATGTAATGGTCTCTTACCATTTCTATAAAAGAACAATCCTTTTTTTGTTAAGCCACAAACTGCCATTGATGCTTCTGGAAATTCTTTTAGTGGTTGTTCTTTTGCTAGATGAGACTTAAATATCAACTCAGTATCGTTTTTTGTTGAGAAGTTGTTGTAACTAAAATTGGATTCCCACATCTCAAATGGTTCTTGAGTAACAACTCCATTATGTACAACAGAAAGATCTTTGTTGGCAATAGGCTGGTTGTATTGTAAATCAGAAGTAGAATATCTACAATGACCAACAAAGGTGAATGGCTTTTCTAAGAACTTTTCTAGTGAAATTGTTAATACTAATTCACAGGAAGGTATTGGCTTAGATATGGTAATAACATCTTTATCAACATAAGAGATCCCAGTTGCATGTCTGCCTCTTATTTGGGATTGAAGGAACATATCCTTTATAAGATCGATATGTTCCTTCTTTAATCTAGGAAAAGATCCTCCGATAATCGCACACATTAAATGTCCAAAGCTCCAAAAGAAGAACCCTTTAATTGATCAGCGTATTCATGTAAACCATTTTCCATTAGATAGTCTCGCCATTCTTCTGAATCCCACATACCAGAAGATACACCGTTCCATTTCTCGTGCCACATCGGATGGTTCTTATTAAGACGACGATGTTCTACAAAGCTATAACGACAATCTTCATATGCCTTTGTTTTACATTCTGCCATCTTTTCGCGCATGTA